AGCAGGGTCAGATTACTTTGGTTCAAGGTCAAAATACATACGACTTGCCAATCGACACAATCGACCTTTTAGAGCACCAGATACGTACTAACGCAGGTAATACTGCAACACAGACAGACATCAACATTAGCCGCATCAGTGTTTCAACCTACGCCACAATCCCAAATAAGTTAAGCCAAGGCCGCCCTATTCAGGTCTGGATTCAACGTATGTCAGGCGCAACATACCCAAGCACCACCAATCCAAATGGCGTTAATTCAGGCGGTGTAGATGCTCCCAAAATCACAGTCTGGCCTACGCCAGATGGTTCTCAAACCTATACTTTTGTTTACTGGCGTTTGCGTCGGATTCAAGACGATGGTACAGGTGTGAATACCCAAGATATTCCTTTCCGCTTTTTAAACTGCATGGTAGCTGGTTTAGCATATTACCTTTCTATGAAGTTACCAAACGTACCAGCAGAGCGTATTGCCGCGTTAAAAGCTGATTATGAGCAACAGTTCCAATTAGCTGCTGAAGAAGATAGAGAAAAAGCACCGGTTCGGTTTGTGCCTCGTAGGATGTTCCTCGGGGGTGGCTAATGCCAAATAAGTTTTCATCCGGTAAGTTTGCGATTGCCCAGTGCGATCGCTGTGATTTTAGATATAAGTTGACTGAGCTTCGTACTGAGATTATTAAGACCAAGCCCTATCAGCTAAAAGTTTGCAAAAACTGTTGGGATCCTGACCATCCACAGTTACAATTAGGTATGTATCCAGTCAATGACCCACAAGCGGTTAGGGAGCCAAGACGGGATAATAGTTATGTGGCATCAGGTTTGACGGCTTATAACTATCAAGGTGGTGGTAGTCGCGATACACAGTGGGGTTGGAATCCTGTAGGACAGGGGTACGATTATCAAGAAACGCCTAACTATTTAGTAGGTCAGGGGCAAGTTGGAACAGTAACAATAAATTAATAAAGAGGTGAAATATGGGATATAGAAGCGCAGCCGACGGAATTACAAGCAAGGGTAAAACCAAGGGCAGAAATTTGGGTGATTCAGGTTCTGACGTCAGTACTATGGTTGGTAAAAAGCCAGCTAAAGGTATTGCTGGCGGAAAGACTAATGAAGATATGTTGTCTATGGGCCGTAATTTGGCCAAAGAAAAAGCGAACGGATGCTAATCATGGCAAATCAAGTTAAACCTACAAGCAAAAACAGTCCAGCTATTAAAGTTGGAAACAATAAAAATATTCTGCCAGCTGAAAAGTACGCTATGCCGCATGACATGAGCGGAAACCCAGTTAGCGGCGGATTGCCAGCTATGTCTGAAGAGACTGGCGCAGAGTTTATGAATAATGCTAATATCGGTGCTGGTACAACCACTAAGGGTAATTACGCTAAGACTAAAACTGATGGCGTTAAACAGCGTGGTTTTGGCGCCGCTACTAAAGGTTTTACTTCACGAGGACCAATGGCATGAGTTTAGACCCACAAACATTAGTTAAACTTGAAATTACGTTAAATGAAGTTGAAGGTATTCTGGCGGGGCTAGGTGAACTACCTACTAAGACTGGTGCTTTTGCGTTGTTGATGAAAATCCGCGCGCAAGCTGAAGCTCAGCTACCTAAAGAAGAACCTAAAGAAGAACCTAAAGAAGAACCAAAAGCTGAATAATGAACTACGAAACGCTGTATAACAATATACAAGCCTACGCCGAAAATACAGAGCAGCTATTTGTAGCTACTATTCCTGTGTTTATTCAGCAGGCTGAAGACCGTATATACAACAGCGTAAACTTGCCTTCACTGCGCAAGAACGTTACCGGCACGGTTACAGCGACCAATCCTTATTTAGCTCTTCCAGTTGATTGGCTAGCTAACTATTCTCTGGCGGTTATTGATGGTAGCGGTAACTACACGTATCTTTTAAACAAAGACGTTAACTTCATGCGTGAAGCGTTCCCAAACCCAACAGCTACCGGGTTGCCTAAGTATTACGCTTTATTTGGTAGTCAGCTATCTAATTTGGAAGACTTAACCTATATTTTAGGCCCCACCCCAGATCAAAACTACACAATGGAAATGCATTATTTTTATTATCCGCCAACAATCGTTCAAGGGCAGATTACTACTGTGGGTTCTTTGACAGGTGGATCGTTGTATACCAATGGCGTATACCAAAACGTATCTTTGACTGGAGGTTCAGGTGCTAATGCAACTGCTGATATCGTTATTACCGGCGGCGCCGTCACATCCTGTAGCATTACTTTTGGCGGTAACTTTTATGTCGTGGGCGATATTCTTTCTTGCTCTTCCCTTGGCAGTACTGGCAGTGGCTTTTCTGTCACAGTAAGTGCCGTATCTAATGCCACAGGACGTAGCTGGTTAGGTGATAACTATGACCCCGTAATACTTTATGGTGCAATGCGGGAAGCTATGATTTTCATGAAAGGCGAAGCCGATATGGTTAAGTACTATGAAGATAAGTACCAAGAGTCCATGATGCAGCTTAAACGTCTTTCTGATGGCCTTGAGCGTGGTGATTTCTATCGCGATGGCCAGCTCAAAATGAATGTTGGCGGTAGAGGCTCCTAATGTCTAATATTGTTCAGGGGCAGACTACGGTTTTTAAGGTAAATCTTTTATCAGGGCTAGAGAACTTTGCCGCCGGGACATCTTACACGTACAAATTAGCCCTTTATACAGGCAACGCAATACTTAATGACGCCACAACAGCCTACACAACAACCAATGAAATATCTGGTTCAGGATACACCGCGGGCGGCAAACCCCTAACAATTACCCAAGTGCCTGTGGGTGACACAAATTCAAACACCGCCTACATATCTTTTGCCCCAGTAGTTTGGGCAGGAGCTAGCTTTACCGCTAGATGTGCCTTAATATATAATGGTACAACTGGTGCAGCGGTAGCGGTTTTGGATTTTGGTTCGGATAAAACGAACACATCGGCAGGTACTTTTACCGTAACATTCCCAACCCCCACGGCGACAAACGCCATTATTAGAATTTCATAGGAGCTTTTATGCAAAAAGAATTAGCAAGCTGTGGAGACCACGCAGAAATCAGTCTGCAGGCTGGCGCCACACAAAACGAAACCGTAGGTATTGAAGGCGCATACCATGTTGAGTGCCGTGATGCACAAGGCAATTTAAAATGGACTGAAGAGTTCCCTAACTTAGTTAATGCTGTTGGTAAACAACTGATGTTAGATACTTTGTTGCGTACTTCTGGTACATATACAACTAACGGCCCATTCTTAGGTTTGATTGGTACAACTAGCCCAACGTTTGGTACTGGTTCTGATACCATGACTTCCCATTCTGGTTGGACTGAGTTTATTAACTACACAGTTGGTGGTTCTGCGGTTCGTGGTACAGCGGTATTTGCTGCTTCTACTTCTACAGGTAGCACTCCAGCTAACGTAACAACTTCTACAGCTACTGCTATTACTTACACCATTACTGGTGCAGGCGGTAACGTAACAGGCTGTTTCTTATGTACTGGTTCAGGCGCCTCTTCAACTCAAAACAATACTGGCGGCGTGTTATATAGCGCTGGTGCTTTTGGTACTGCAAAAACTACTACCGCTGGCGACACTGTTTCGGTTACTTATAGCACAACTGCAACATCTTAAGTTAGGAGCCTTGTATGGCTTTGGTAGTTTACGATAGAGTCCAAGAGACTACAGCTACCACCGGAACAGGGACGATAACCCTAGGTGGGGCTGTATCTGGTTATCAATCTTTTGCTGTTGTAGGTAACGGCAACACTACTTTTTACTGCATCCTTAATGGTACTGCGTGGGAAGTAGGTATTGGCACGTACTCTACTACGGGTCCTACTTTAGCTAGAACTACGATTCTTTCTAATTCGCTTGGTACTACAGCGCCTATTAACTTATCTGGCGCATCAAACGTATTTCTTACATATCCAGCAGAAAAGTCTGTAAATAAAGACTCAAGCGGTACTGTAAACATACTTACCAACGTACCAAATACTTCTACAACAGTTGGTACATTAAACGTAGGGGATGGCACATATAATTTTGCCCAGCTAGGACAACTCGCAACTTTTGCTTCGTCTGAGCCAATTGTTAATGGGGTGATGATACAAAACACAAGCTCAAGCAATACTGCCTATAGCTCTGTTCAAATAGGTGCCGATAACTACAATAATGGTTATTTTATTGAACTCGGCACAAAC